GTTAGTTAAACTTGCACCAGATCCGTCAGATAATAATAGTGTTCCCGCTGAGTTTGGTAATACAACTGTAGGATTACCAGAAAACTGTGCGTGTGGTGGTGCTTGTAATCTGAGATAATGTGCATTACTTACTTCACAATAAAAATCTAATCTTGCTGGTGTGCTATCAGTGCTTTTTAACTGAAGACGGTTAGTAAATTGAGAATTACCTGATGATGTAATGTCTCCTGTGACATCCCCTGTTAAGTCTCCTGTGACATCCCCTGTTAAGTCTCCTGTGACATCACCTGTAAGATTACCTGTGACATTACCTGTAAGTGGCCCTGAGAAAGCTGTCGCAGTAAGTGTTCCTCTTATTGTTCCACCTGAAGGTGTGTCAACTACATTTGAGTTTACCTGAATTGCATTTCCCATGTAACCATGAGAAGAACACTGATAATGTA